AAACTAAGGGTTTAGCTAAAGCAAAAGAAGAATTAGCTTTATTAACTCGTGAGATGAAATCATTAGCTAAAAAGTATTCTAAAGCTGAAGGTGCTGATAAAGAAAAATTAGTTAAAATCTTAAAAGATAAAACTAAATTAAAAAAGGAACTAGAAAGTATTCTAGATAATAAAAAGATATAATGTCATCTAAAGAAAGGTTTTTATATTTCGCCATAGTATTTTTTGGTGTCTATTATTTAGTTAATATGTACTCCTCAAATGAGGAAGAATATATTACTGAGTATAATAGTAAAATAGAAGCCTTAAATGATAAAATAAATTCTTTACATAACATTAATGAAGATCTAACATCAGAAATTGGTGTATTAAACACACAAATATCAGTATTAGACCAAGAAATTAGTAAGCAAGATAGTAAAATAGTTATATTAAAAAAACAAACAAATGAGAAAGTTAATAATGTTGATTCTTATAGGGATGATGAGCTTGAACAGTTTTTCACAGAACGTTATAGACAGTACCTCGATTCGATTACAAAAACCGATAGTCCGTCTAGTAATTAAGGACTTAATAACTGGAGATAGTTTTAAAAAAGAATTAAGTTTAATAACAACTAAATACTCATTCTTAGAAAATAAGGTAGTATTAAAAGATAGTGTTATTAATAATCTTAACTTCCAAATAAGTAATTTTAATTCTATACTATCAACTAAAGGATCTCAATTAGAATTTACTAAACAATTAAACGATAAGTTAAGACTTGAAATTAAAAAACAAAGGCTTAAAAATAAAATTTTAGGAGGCGCAGGTCTAATAGCAATAGGTGGAGTAATACTTATATTAAAATAACTGCATGTCAGATTTAAAAAAAGTTATACGCCAAGAATATCTTAAATGTGCTCAAGATCCAGTACATTTTATGCGTAAATACTGTTATATACAGCATCCACAACGTGGTCGCATACAGTTCAACCTGTACCCATTTCAAGAAAAAGTATTAACGTTATTTCAAGAAAATGATTATAGTGCTATACTAAAATCTAGACAATTAGGTATATCTACTTTAGTATCAGGTTACTCTCTTTGGTTAATGACCTTTCATAAAGATAAAAATATATTAGCTTTAGCAACTACACAGGCAACTGCAAGAAACTTAGTAACAAAAGTACAATTCATGTGGGAAAATTTACCTTCATGGCTTAAAGTAGATTCTGCGGAAAATAATAAACTATCACTTAGGTTTATTAATGGTTCAAAAGTACAAGCAAAATCTTCAAATGCTGATGCTGCACGTTCGGAAGCAGTATCATTGTTAATAATTGATGAAGCAGCTTTTATTGATAATATTGCTGAGACATGGGCATCTGCTCAACAAACCCTAGCAACAGGTGGTGGTGCTATTGTATTATCTACTCCTTATGGTACTGGTAATTGGTTTCATCAAACATGGGTTAAAGCTGAAAACAGTGAAAACGATTTCTTACCAATTAAATTACCTTGGTATGTTCACCCAGAAAGAGATCAAAAATGGAGAGATGCCCAAGATGCATTATTAGGCGATCCTAGATTAGCTGCACAAGAATGTGATTGCGATTTTAGTACCTCAGGTGATATAGTATTTTATAATGAGTATTTAGAATTTTACGAAAAGTCTCATATTAAAGAACCTATGGAAAGAAGAGGAGCAGACCAAAACCTATGGGTATGGGAATCTCCTGATTACTCAAGAGATTACATAGTTGTTGCTGATGTTGCCCGAGGTGATGGAAAAGATTTTTCTACATGCCATGTAATAGATGTTGAAAATAATGTACAAGTTGCAGAATATAAAGGGCAATTAGGTACTAAAGAATTTGGACATCTATTAGTAGGATTAGCTACAGAATATAATGAGGCAATGTTAGTGATAGAAAATGCTAATATTGGTTGGGCTACTATACAAGTAGCTATTGATAGACAATATTCTAATCTTTACTATTCACAAAAGAGTGACTCAGCCAATGCTAGTTCGTATTTTGACAGATATCAGGACCATTCAAAATTGGTAGCAGGTTTTACAATGTCCTCTAGAACACGACCTATGGTAATAGGGAAGTTTCAAGAGTATATAGCAGATAAAGGTGTAACTATCCAATCAAAGAGGTTAGTTGCAGAAATGAAAGTGTTTATTTGGAAAAATGGTAGAGCAGAAGCCCAAACTGGATATAATGATGATTTAGTAATGGCTTTTGGTATAGCCATGTATATTAGGGATACAGCTTTAATAAATAAACAACGTGGTTTAGAAACAACCCGAAAGGCGTTAGATAACATAAAAGTAAACAGAACATCATACCAAGGTGGATATTTTGCAAGTGGTAATGATAATCCCTACCATATGGATACAGATGGAGGAAAAGAAGACATTAGTTGGCTTCTTAAGTAATATTTATAATAATAATAACATACAATGGCAGACAAAGGCTTATTTAGTAGACTACAAAGATTATTTTCAACTGATGTAATTATCCGTAACACGGGAGGTAATCAAATCAAGGTAATTGATAGTAGTACAATTCAACAAAATGGTGAATTACAGACAAATTCACTAGTAGATAGGTATAACAGAATACATTCTACTAACCCATCTTCATTATATGGTGCTCAATTTAATTTTAACTATCAATATTTAAGACCACAATTATACTCAGAATATGATGTAATGGATACAGATGCGATTATTGCTTCTGCCTTAGATATTATAGCAGATGAATCAACCCTAAAAAATGATATGGGTGAAGTTTTATCTATTCGTTCTTCAAACGAAGATATTCAAAAAATATTATATAATCTATTTTATGATATATTAAATATTGAATTTAATATGTGGTCATGGGTTAGACAAATGTCTAAATATGGAGATTTTTTCTTAAAATTAGAAATTTCAGAAAAGTTTGGTGTTTATAATGTCGTACCTTATACTGCATATCATATTGAAAGACAAGAAGGATTTAATCCAAAAAACCCTGCAGAAATTCGTTATAGATATTCTCCTGATGGTTTAGTTAATTCTAATACCGGGATGTACAATGTACCAGGTGCTGGAAATGATAATTCACCTGGGATATATTTTGATAATTATGAAATGGCTCACTTTAGATTAATTGGTGATGTTAATTATTTACCTTATGGTCGTTCTTATATAGAACCTGCTCGTAAGTTATTTAAACAATATACATTAATGGAGGATGCAATGTTAATTCATAGAATTGCTCGTGCACCTGAAAAACGTATTTTCTATATGAACGTTGGTGGTATTCCACCAAATGAAATAGATGCTTTCATGCAGAAAACTATTACTAATATGAAACGTACTCCTTATGTAGACCAAAAGACAGGGGAATATAACTTAAAATATAACATGCAGAACATGATGGAGGATTTTTATATCCCAATTCGTGGAAATGATACAACAACAAAAATAGAAACTACTAAAGGTTTAGATTATGATGGTATTCAAGATGTTGAATATTTAAGAGATAAATTATTTGCAGCACTTAAAATACCTAAAGCCTTTTTAGGGTACGATGAAAATATAGAAGGTAAAGCAACTTTAGCAGCCGAAGATATAAGATTTGCACGTACAATTGAACGTTTACAAAGAATATTAGTATCTGAGTTAAATAAAATTGCACTTGTTCATTTATATGCTCAAGGATATAGAGATGAGGCATTAACTAACTTTGAGTTATCAATGCAAACTCCATCAATTATCTTTGAACAAGAAAAAATTGAGTTAATGAAGTCTAAAACTGAATTAGCACAATCTTTATTAGAAAATAATTTGTTACCATCAGATTGGATATATGATAATATTTTCCATTTATCTGAAGACCAATATGATGAATATAGAGACTTAATACGTGAAGATTCTAAACGTAAATTTAGAAATGCACAAATAGTAGCTGAAGGTAACGACCCAGTAGAAACGGGTAAATCATATGGTACTCCCCATGATTTAGCTTCATTATATGGTAAAGGCAGAATGTATTCAGACCCAGGAAATGTACCTGATGGTTATGATACAGATCCCGATACTAAATTAGGTCGTCCTAAAGATAGTATTTCTAATCATGGTAAACAAGATAGTAACTTTGGCAAAGACCCATTAGGTACTAAACGTATGAAAGACACGGATAAAAATGATTCAAGAAATAGTAGAACAGATACAAATAAATCCGGTTTAGCTTTAGAAAATACTCAAATATCTTATTTAAAAAATGTAGATATGTTCAAGAAAATGAATGAAAAAGTATTAATTTTTGAGCAGGATAAAGATACATCTACATTGTTAGATGAAAATCAATTAAAGAAGTAATAAATTTTACATATTTATAAATAAATATATTTTTTGATGAAAATTAAACACTCAAAATACAAAAATACGGGTATCTTATTTGAACTTTTAGTGCGTCAAATTACAGCGGACACATTAAAAGGTGGTGACTCCCCAGCTATCGATATATTAAAGAAATATTTCGTAAAAACTTCATTAGGTCGTGAATATAAATTATATGAATCTATTTTAAAATCTAAGGTTTTAAATGAAGGAAGAGCAAATATGGTAGTTTCTACTATTTTAGAGTCTTCTAAAAAATTTAATAGAACTTCTTTAAGAAAACAAAAATATAATTTAATTAATGAAATAAAAGCTCATTATAATTTAGATGTATTTTTTGGCACTAAAATTAAAGATTATAAAGAGCTAGCTTCCTTATATACTTTAATTGAAGGGTATAATTTTAATGGTGTAAGTAATTCCCAACAGTTAATAGATAATAAAATAACTTTATTAGAACATTTAACTAAAAAGGAAATTAACGAAAATGAAGTTAAAAAAGATGTTATTCAAGAATTTTCTACTTATGATAAAGACTTAAGAATTCTTACTTATAAAGTACTTTTAGAAAAGTTTAACAACAAATATGACACTTTATCTTCTGAGCAAAAACAAGTTCTTAAAGAATTTATAAATTCAGTAGATTCAGCACCCGCTTTAAGAAATTTTTATAATTCTAAAATTAAAGGATTAAAAAACCAACTATCTGAAGAATCTAAAACTATTAAAGATAAAGCAACTCAAATAAAAATTACTGAAGTAGCTAAATATCTTGTTGAATTAGATAAAACCACTAAAATTAATAATAATAATCTAGTTGATTTATTACAATATTATGAACTAGTAAACGAAATTCAAATTGCAAATGGCAAAAAAATATAAACTTAAAGAATTTGAAATAGGTGATGTAAAAGTTGATAATGGTACTAAATCCACTGTTACTGATATTAATCCTACTACAGGTGCTATATCTTGGTCTATTTCACAAATACCTAATATAGATAGATTACTTGACGAATCAGATGATTTAGTTGCTACAGCAAAAGGTGTTTATACTAAAGTTAAAGATGATAAAGTATTTTTAGATATTTACAAACAAGCTAGATCCCTTAGAAACGCTATTCGAACTCATACCAGAAACAACTACCCAGAAGAATATAAAAAATCTAGGGGAGTAAATGAAGCAGATGTAGATGAAATGTCTACTTCTGGTGGTGCCGGGTCTTACTTAACACCTTATGCTTTTAGAAAAAAAGGTGCTAAAGCCGATGATGAAGCCTATACTGAATTAGGATATACTTTAGCTAAAGAAGGTGAAATTGGGAATGGTGCTGATTTAGGACCTGGTCCAAAAGCAAGTGATGAGGGAGTAAAAGATAATGCTTACGTAAAACAGTTTAAATATAAATTAGTACCTAAAAACAAAAAAGGAAATTATGTTCAAAAAGGTAGTGGTTTGGAAGTAAAAAACTTTTAATATGTATAAGTATAAAGTAATTAAGGAAGAAGATAGTAAAGAAGAAGTATTCCAAAAAGAACGTATTAACGCCTTTGATGAAATAGAAAATGATTTAAAATCTTTAATTAAACCCTTAAGACAAGCAAAACTAGAAACAATAAAAACATATAGAGAACAACCTGAATCATTTGGGGTTATAGCACCTACTGATTTAATATCAGATTATATTAAGGATATAAAAACATTATTAGAAAAATAAACATGAAAAAAGCAGAAAAATTATTTAAAGATTTATTAAATGAAAATTTAGGGTATGTTGATCTTAAACCTATAACTCAAATACAATCTTCACCAAAACAAGACTATGAAATTAAATATGCTGAATATTTAGCTGAAGAGAAGAAGAAAGAAGATGAAGCAGTACCTGTAGTATCTAAAAAAGAATCTAAGCATGTTGAAGAGGTAGATTCTCATGCATTTGATTATGCTGATTTAGATAATATAGATAATTTAAATGCCGAAGAATTTTCTAAAGGAGTTTATTTTGAAATGAATAAAGTAAGAGAAACTGTATCCGATGCTAACATAGGAGAAGCTATATCTAAAGCAAGAAAAGTAGTTGCTAAAAATTTAGCTAAAGATCCATTATTTTATATTAAAAATGCTATGTTCGGGATTGAAGGTTTAGGCTTTCAAGAAACAGAATTAGAAGAAGTTTCTGGTAAATTTGCTTCTAGTGGATACTCAGATAAACTTAAAAAAGTAGTTAAAGAATCCCTAATGGGAGGAGTAACAACATCAGGAAATCCAAATTCATTAGCTGCCCAATCTGGAAATACCATCAGACAAATGATGGCTGAAAAAGAAGAAGAAAAAAAATTACCTATGGACGAAATGGAAGATGAAGGTACAGCAGTATCTTATTCTAACACTAGTGAAGCTGCTAAACCAGATTTTGCTGATATTGATGGTGATGGTGATAAGGAAGAATCAATGAAACAAGCAGCTAAAGATAAAAAGAAAAAAATGAAAAAAGAATCTATAGATAGTAAATTAGCTGAAATAGGAAAAGAAGCTGAAAAAGTAAAAATGGAAGCTCAATTAGATTTTCTACATGACCATATTCAAGAAAAAATAGATAGAGTTAGTTCAATTCAAGAAGATGAAAATCTTAGTGAATTAATTGATAAATCTAAAATGAAACAAATGCAAAGAGAAATCAAAGATTTAGAAAGAAAGAAATCCAAAATGGAGAGAATTTATGAAAAGTCTTGTGGTAAAAAATATGCTAAAAAAGAAATGGTAGATGAAGTAGAAGAAATTGAAGAGAAGAAACAAGGGTATGATGACAGATTAGATGATGCTGAAGGAGCTAAACATGGTAAGAAAAAACAAGATATGGCTCAAAGGAGAGCTGATTCTGAAAACATGGAAAAAGCTGATAATAAAAGAAAATTCTCTGGAGATTCTAAGATGAAATAAAAAAATAATGAGCAAAGCACTATTAATAGAAACAAATACCTTTAAGATTAACCCCCTACAATTAACAGAAAATGTTAATAAAGAAACAGGTAACTTAATGGTTGAGGGTATTTTAGCTACAGCCGAAGTAAAAAATGGTAATGGTCGTTATTATTCTAAAGAACTATGGGATAGAGAGATGCAAAAGTATGGTGAATTAATTAAAGAAAGACGTTCAATGGGAGAATTAGATCACCCTGAATCATCTGTTATTAATTTACAAAATGTTTCCCATCTAATTTCAGAATATTATTGGGATGGGGATAATGTAATAGGTAAAATAGAAGTACTACCAACCCCATCAGGAAATATACTTAAAGAATTAATAAAAGCAGGTGTAACTGTAGGTGTATCTTCACGAGGAATGGGTTCATTGGAAGATAGAGATGGAGTAATGGAGGTACAAGATGATTTTGAATTATTATGTTGGGATTTTGTTTCAACACCTTCTAACCCTGGTTCTTATATGCACACATTAAATGAAGGAAAAAATACTATTGTATATGATTATACAAATGTAAATAAAACAATACATGAAATTCTTTGTTCTAAAGGTTCATGTCCTATAGTATAAAAACATTTCTTCGGACGCTACCGACGGATTTAAACCATTGAGCGCTCATTTGAGCGCTTTTTGTATTCTTAGTATCTTTTCATATACGTATAAGCGCAATACATCATCTCTTATATGATGTCAAAAATAAATATCACTATTACGGTTCCTAATAACCGTATTTCACAAATTAAAATTTTGCGATTATGTTAAACAACAGAGATTTGCTTACTGAAGCAATTGCTGATGCTAAAGCTGTAAAAGAAACAGCCATAGCAAACGCTAAACTTGCTCTTGAAGAAGCTTTTACTCCCCATCTAAAATCTATGCTTTCAGCAAAGTTAGAAGAAATGGACAAAGAAGACGTTGACGAAGGATACGATAAGTATGAAGAAGACGACGTTAAAGAAGAAATGGATTCGAAAGATGATGTAAAAGAAGAAAAAGAAGAAGTTGAAGAAATCAATCTTGATGAGTTACTAGCTGAGCTAGAACTTGAAGAAAATGCTCGTACAGATGCTGAAGAGGAAGGCTACAAAGACGGTATGAAGGACGAAAAAGAGGACTTGAAAGAGGACGAACGTACGGATGCTGAGGAAGAAGGTTACCTTGACGGAGAAGAAGACGAGAAAGAAGACATGGAAGACCTAGACGACGAAGATGTTGATCTAGAAGATATGTCAGAAGATGACCTTAAATCCTTTATTGAGGATGTAATTAAGGACATGGTAGAAGCTGGAGAATTAGAAGCTGGAGATGAAATGGAAATGGATGATGAAGAATCAGACATGGATGTAGAAGTCGAAGTAGAAGATGAAGAAGAAGAAATCATGGAAATGGATGCCGTAAGTTGGAATGATAAAAACAACCCTACAAGAGGAGCTAGTAAAAAAGAATTAGATCCTAAAAAAGTTGGAAAATCAACAGCTGCGTATTCTATTAATGAAAAAGTAAAAGGCGAAAAAGGTGTTGGAAACGAGGATGGAGACAAAGACGATTCTAAAACTGAAAAAGAAACTGAAAAAATGAGATTTAAAGAAGCGTTAAGTGAAATTGATGCCCTTAAAGTTGAATTAAATGAAGTTAACTTATTAAATGCTAAATTACTTTATACTAATAAAATCTTTAAAGCAAAAAACTTATCGGAAGGTAAGAAAGTAAAAGTGTTGAAAGCTTTTGATAAAGCGACAACAGTAAAAGAAGCAAAAGTTATTTTTGAAACATTAAATGAAGGTTTGTCATCTAAAATGACAAAAACATCAATTAATGAAGTAAAAGGTAGTGCTTCAAAAGCTATGGGAATGGCTCCTACAGCTAAACAGCCAATAGTTGAAAACGCAGCATTTGCTCGTATGCAAAAATTAGCTGGTATTATTAAAAACTAAAAAAAAAAATTAAAATCATGAGTTTACAAACTTTATTAGAAAGTGCAAACCCATATCACTCAGTACAGGGTGATGCAGCTAGATTATCTAGCAAATGGGAAAAAACAGGTCTTTTAGAAGGTTTAGATGGTTCCCACAAAAATAACATGGGAATGATTCTTGAAAACCAAGCTAAACAACTTGTAGTAGAATCTTCACAAACAGGTGGAGGTGCTGCATCAACAGGTAACTTTACTGCAGGTGTAGGTGAGCAATGGGCTGGTGTAGCTCTTCCGTTAGTACGTAAAGTATTCGGACAGATCGCCGCTCAAGAATTCGTATCAGTACAACCAATGAATTTACCTTCAGGTCTTGTATTTTATTTAGATTTCCAATATGGAACTAACAAAGATCCATACACATCTGGGAATTCTTTATATGGTGCTACAGGTGGAAATACTCCATTTGGAAACACAGACACAGGTGGTGCTTATGGACCAGGTAGATTTACTTATTCTATAAACAACACATCATCAGGTATTACAGTAGATGTTGGAGGAGTTACAACTGCTTCTTATGCAGACTTAGATTACAATTCAGACTATTCTGCATCAATGGCAAATGGTGATTGGAGAAAAATAGCTTTTACAACAGCAGATTTAGAATTTGCTGATTTAAGAGGTGTAAGAGGATTCAACTTTGGAATTGCTAACACAGGATCAAATGTTCAATTTTCACAATTTACTGCTATTGAAGGCGCACAGCTTACTATTATAGTATCACGTTCATTTTCTCCAGGAGAAATTGCAGCAGGTCAATTTTTCACGGCATCATACCAATTACAACCAACTGATCAATTTAGAGGTGATTTTGAAGATGGAAACCCAGAGCCAAACAGCTTAGATTCTCCATCAATCTCAATCCCACAAATTAACGTACAGATGCAATCATCTGCTATCGTAGCTAAAACACGTAAGCTAAAAGCTGTATGGACTCCTGAGTTCGCACAAGATTTAAATGCTTACCACGCTTTAGATGCTGAAGCTGAATTAACATCTATCTTGAGTGAGTACATTTCATTAGAAATTGACTTAGAGATATTAGATATGTTAATGGAAAGTGCTGCTGCTGGAACTGAAGTATGGTCTGCTGTAAATAACAGATCATTCGTTGGAGAAGTACAATCAGATTTAAACTTCTATAACAGTCAAGGACAATGGTTCCAAACATTAGGAACTAAAATCCAAAAACTAAGTAACATTATTCACCAGAAAACATTAAGAGGTGGTGCAAACTTCCTAGTATGTTCTCCTTCAGTGGGTACTATCCTAGAATCAATTCCAGGATTTGCTGCTGATTCAGATGGTGATGTTTCTAAAGCTTCTTACGCATTTGGTGTACAGAAAGTAGGTTCAATTAATAGCCGTCAGAAAGTTTATAAGAATCCATATATGAAAGAAAATCAAATCCTATTAGGATTTAGAGGATCTCAATTCTTAGAAGCTGGTGCTGTATTTGCTCCGTACATTCCATTAATTATGACTCCATTAGTATACGATCCAGAAACTTTCACACCAAGAAAGGGTCTATTAACTCGTTACGCTAAGAAAATGGTACGTCCAGAATTTTATGGTAAGATTCAAGTAGATGGTTTAAACTCTCTATAATTAGAGAATTAAACATTTCTTAATAAATTAACCCGGCTTAGGCCGGGTTTTTTTATCTTTTTCATATTTATAATAAAATGCGTTACATCGAAACTATATTTATCTCATTATATAGCTATATTAAAAATTACATGTTTTTTAACGTATTTACAACAGTTATATTCACTGATAACATAACACCTAATCTAAAGAATTTATGGCAAGTAAACACCATACGGACGATGTATTTCGTTCTAAGAGAGTTCCTAAAAACCCAATTAAGTTCAAACTCCAACTTAATGAAGAACAAAAAGAAGCTAAAAGATCAATACTTGAAAATACTATTACCCTTTTAGGTGGTAGTGCAGGTAGTGGAAAAACATTATTAGCATGTAATGTTGCATTAGATGGATTATTCAGAAAACAATATAATAAAATAATAATTACTAGACCTACAGTATCTAAAGAAGAAATAGGTTTTTTACCTGGTGATTTAAGAGAAAAAATGGATCCTTGGGTTCAACCTATTTACCAAAATTTCTTTGCATTATATGATAAAGTAAAGATTGAAAAATTTATTGAAGATGGTAAAATAGAGATTGTACCTGTATCCTTTATGAGAGGTAGAACATTTTTAGATTCTTTAATTATAGTAGATGAAGCACAGAATGTAACTCATGAACAAATGGAGATGATTACATCTCGTATTGGTTTAAGAAGTAAAATGGTAGTATGTGGTGATGCACAACAAACGGATTTAAAGAAAAAATCTGATTCTGGTTTTAAATTCTTATATGCCGCTGCTAGAAAAATCAAAAATTTAGAGGCAATTACTTTAACTACAAACCATCGAAATGAGATAGTTGAAGATTTATTAGAATATTATCAAGAAGCCATTAATAAAGGCATAACAATATCAACATCAGGTTCTAATATTTATAATAATAGAACCTAGCATCATATTTATAAATAAAATATATTATGGGAAAGTTAAATGTCTTTTTAAGAGAAAAAATTTCGGGTTTAGATACCCCTGAAGTAGTTATAGAAACTGAAAAGGAGTTAACTATTTTAGATTATGACAAAAGACAAATGTATGTAACAGGTAGTAGACAAACTACTATATTTGAAATAGGAGAAATTGGTTCTGGAACATTTAATGGTAATGCCTTAACTTATGGAAGAATTACTAATAAAGGAACAGCAACTGTAGCTTTAACTATTTCTAATGCAAATGGTGATGAAGCTCATTTTAAAATAGACACAGGTAAAAATTTCTTTCTTTCAAATGATTATTTTACATCAACATCAGGTAGCTGGAGAGATATTACAACTGTTAAATGTCAAGTAGATACATCTTCATCAAAAAATAAAATAGAGTACTTAGTAGCAGCAGATAATTCAGTAGCTTAAAAATAAATAAATTATGGCAAATATACCAATTTGGGCAGGTTCCAGTTCATTCGATCCAGGTAATACACCTTTTGGATTTTATGATTACGATGAAGAATTTAGAGTAGATGCTGATAAGGTAGCTATGTTCGTTACTAGAAGATTAGGTTACCCCTTAGTTGACGTAGAATTACAGGATATAAGTTTTTATGCCGCTTTTGAAGAAGCAGTAACTACTTATGGAAATGAATTATACTCTTATCAAATAAGAGACAATCAATTATCTTTAGAAGGATCAAACACTGCTGTTAATTTAAATAATGCTTTACTAGCTTCTAACTTTGAACCTATTATTAGGTTAACAGAAATGTATGGTGCTGAAGCAGGAACTGGAGGAAATATAACATATTATAGCTCTTCAGTAGAAATGAAAGCTAACCAACAAGCTTATGATTTAACTCAAAATATCCCTGGTGGTTTAGGACAATATGGTATTGAAGTTAAAAAAGTATTTTACGAATCTCCACCAGCATCTGTTAAATTTTATGATCCTTATGTAGGAACGGGAATGGGGCAAATGAATATGATGGAAAGTTTTGGATTCGGGGGAATGAGTCCTGCTATTAATTTTTTAATGATGCCACTTAATTATGACTTAGCTATAATTCAGCAAATTGAAATGAGTGATACTATTCGTAGATCAAATTATAGCTTTGAAATACAAAATAATAAATTAAAAATTTTCCCTATCCCAACAACAGGTAGTGGAAAAATATGGTTTGAATATATAAAAAGACAAGATAGAATAGATTCATCTGTAGTATCTAATGATACCACAAAAGTATCTAATGTATCAAATACTCCTTATACTAATCCAACATATAAAAATATTAATAGTGTAGGTCGTCAATGGATTTTTGAATATTCACTAGCAATTTCAAAAGAAATGTTAGGGTATGTAAGAGGTAAATATGGTACTATTCCAATCCCTGACTCACAAGTTACTTTAAATCAATCCGATTTAATAGCTGCAGCTACTGCTGAAAAAACATCATTATTAGAAAGATTAAGGTCATATTTCGATGAAACATCACGTAAATCTTTATTAGAAAGAAGAGCACAAGAAGCAGAATTTAAACAAACGGAATTAAAACAAGTTCCGTATACAATATACATAGGATAATATGGCAATGTTCGGACGACAGCGAGATGTTAGTTTAGTACGACATCTTAATCGTGAATTAATGGGTAATATTGTTACCCAACAAGCGGCTATATACAAGTATAAATTAGAAGAAACACTAGTTAATTTGTATGGTGAAGCCGCAGGTGAAAAATATTATGATGGACCCTTCTTATTTAATGTATTATTATTAAGACAACCACAACTTTATCCTGAAGATTCTTTAGGAATAGAATATCAAAGAAATATTAGGTTTGCATTTTTAAGAGATGACTTAGTAGATGCTAATGTGGTTCCTGAAGTTGGAGATGTTGTTTTATACCAAAATGACTATTATGGGGTACAACAAACAATTACAAATCAGTATTTTGTAGGTAAAAACCCACAATATCCAAATAACGATTCTAATGGGACTCCAAACCCTCTAAACCCTGGGTTAGAAAATTTTGGAACTAATTTATCTATAATACTTGAAACTTATTATATACCAAGGGATAAATTAGCAATATCACCTTATAAAGAAAGATTCTAAATGGCAAACTTTAAACCATATCCAAAATCCCAAAAAGAAATAAGTATTTCTAAACAGGTTGCTTTCGATCAACATAGAGGAAATCCTAATTCCCCTGCTAACCCAAACCAATCACAAACTGGTATTGACTTTAATAGGTCAACCAAAATGAGTTCAAAAGGGGATACTGATAAACAATTCTCAATTGGCATACAGGATTTAGATGAAGCGGTATTTTTTTATTTTAATAATGTAATAAAACCTTTTGTATACCAGAATGATGAAAGAAGAACAGTCCCAGTAATTTATGGTAGCCCAGAAAGATGGAAATCTTTTCAAAGAGATGGTTATTATAGAGATGATTCTGGTGCCGTAATGTTACCTATATTAGTAATCAAAAGAGATACAATTACTAAAGATAGATCAACCTATAATAAATTAGATTCTAATATGCCTAATTTATATGGGAATATAGGAAAAGGATTTAATTCTAAAAATGCATATTCAAATTTTAATTTACTAAATAATAGAAAACCAGTAGAACAATTTCAAGCAATAGCTGTTCCTGATTTTGTAGACCTAGAATATAGTTGTATTATTCAAACATATTATATGGAACAATTAAATAAGATAATTGAAGCTATAGAATATGCTTCTGATTCTTATTGGGGTAATCCTGAAAGATTTAAATTTAGAGCTAGAATTAATAGCTTTACTACATCAACGGAATTAACTCCTGGTAAAGATAGATTAGTAAAAGGATTATTTAATTTAAGCTTAAAAGGGTATATAATACCAGATACTATACAAAAGGATTTAAACTCAATTAAAAAATATAACACTAAAGCTAAAATTACAATAACTTCTGAAGTTGTATCTAATATAGATAGTGTAAATAGTCCTACGAATGTCCAAAATCCAAACAGTGATGGTAGAATTAGATAATTTTAATAAATTTAAACATATTTATAACTATAATAATAAAAACATAAAAAAATGAGTAAAATCAAGTTATCAGAAAAAGAGTTGCAAATGTTAAAAGATTTACAAACTGAAGGAAATGAATTAATATTTTCTTTAGGACAACTAGAAGCACAAAAAGTTTCATTATATTCTTCAGTGAAAGAAGTTCAAGGAAAACAAGACAAATTAGGCAAAGAACTTCAAGAAAAATACGGAGATGGAAACATTGATTTAGAAACTGGGGAATTTACGAAACCAGAATAAATTTTTGAAATAGCTTCTAATATTTATAACAAAATATAATATTAATTAATATATAACATGGCAGAAACATTAATATCTCCAGGAGTACTAGCAAGAGAGAATGATTCATCTCAAATTACTCAAGGCCCAGTAGAAGTAGGTGCAGCAATAATTGGACCTTCTATTAAAGGTCCTGTTGAAGTTCCAACAATAGTAACTTCATACAGCGAATATTTAGCAATTTTTGGAGGATCCGTAACAAGTGGTTCACAACAATATTCCTACTTAAACCAAGTAGCAGCTAATAATTATTTTAGACAAGGTGGTTCAACTTTACTAGTAACTAGAGTAGCATCTGGTTCTTTTACCAGTGCTAACTCTATAAATCTATATAATGAAGTAGAAGTTGGTGGTTTAGAATCAGGATTTAATTTATTTACTTTAATTAACAGTAACCCAACAACGGGAACTGTTGGTAATGTTGTAGGAGCTGCAACCGTAGGAGGAAGTGGTGGAGGTCTTACTGTAAATTATACAGTAGCAACATTAGATACTTTCTTACCAGATGCAGTACTAACAGTTCCATCAGGAGTAACTGCTGATAGTTCTGGAACAACAGCTGCTTTAGCAACAACATCTGCTGCTGGTACAGGTGCAACAGTAATAGTAACAGGAGACGGAACTAACATTACTGGAGCAGTAATATCCAATGCCGGATCTAGTGGTTATGTAGCGGGTACTACTATAACAGTATCACAAGCAGTAATGAATTCTGATGGTAGTATTGGTACAGTAGGTGGTGATTTAGTTATTCAAATCCAACAAGTAGATTTAAAATCAACAATAACAGCAGTAACAGTTAACAACCCAGGAACGGGTTATAAATTAAATGATGTAGTTACAATTGCAGCAGCCGTACTTGGTGGTGCAAATGATGCAACTTTTTTACCTTTAACAGCAGCAGCCGTAGAAAATGGTATGCCGTTTGTATTAAGTACTATTTCACAAGGAGCTATCATGAACAGTTCAGGTTCAATGCTTACAGGAGGAGCTTTAGCTAATGGTTCACAAGATAACTTAAGATGGGAAATTACAGGACGTAATACAGGTTCTGGTGTATTTAGTTTAGCAGTTCGTAGAGGAAATGATACAAATGCACAAAAATCAATACTAGAAACATTTAATAATGTATCTTTAGATCCTTTAGCTACTAATTATATTGAAACTGTAATAGGTAACAGTTATTATAGTGATGTTCAACAAGATGGTAGTGATTACTACATTCAACAAAATGGGTCGTATGTTAATAGAAGTAAATACATTTATGTATCTGCAGTTAACTATCCAACCCCTAATTATTTTGATAATGCCGGAAATGCACAATCACAATTTACAGCAAGTATACCTTTAGTAAGCTCAGGCTCATTTACTAATGCTACTGGTTCTTTATTCCCAGGTGGAGCTGCTAAATTTAATGAAAGCATTGATGCTAATAACATACAAGGAATTGGTCCTTTAGATTACACAGCATCTATTAATTTATTAACTAATAAAGATGATTACCAATTTAATGTATTATCAGCACCAGGATTAATTTCAGAGTTCCACTCTTCACAAGTTAATTTACTTGTAACAACAGCGGAAGCACGTCAAGATTGTTTATCAATTATTGATTTAAGAGGATATGGTTCTACTGTTGGAAATGTAGTAGGTGGAGCTTCTTCATTCGATACTTCATATGCAGCAACTTATTGGCCATGGTTACAATTAGTTGACCCAGATTCAGGAAGAACAATTTGGTCACCTGCATCAACATTAATCCCCGGAGTATTTGCTTTTACAGATGCTTCTTCAGACCCATGGTTCGCACCAGCAGGTTTAACTAGAGGTGGATTAGGTCAAGTAATTAGAGCTGAAAGAAAATTAACTTCTGGAAACAGAGATACACTATATGAAGCAAATATAAACCCAATTGCTACTTTCCCACAAAGTGGAGTTGTAGTATTTGGACAAAAAACTTTACAGAGAAAAGCAAGTGCTTTAGATAGAGTAAATGTACGTAGATTATTAATAGCATTAAAATCTTATATAGTACAAGTATCTGATAATTTAGTATTTGAACAAAACACTATGGGTACAAGAAATAATTTCTTATCCCAAGTAAACCCATACTTAGAATCAGTACAACAAAGACAAGGATTGTATGCCTTTAGAGTAGTAATGGATGAAACAAATAATACACCAGATGTTATTGATAGAAATGAGATGGTAGGTCAAATTTACCTCCAACCAACTAAAACAGCTGAATTTATTATATTAGATTTCAATGTATTACCAACAGGAGCAACATTCCCATCATAAAAGTTTAAATTAACAATATTTATAATAAAATAAGATAATAAAATGGCAATATTAGATCCAAACGAAATATTTTTTACCGCCTTCGAGCCAAAGCAAAAGAACAGATTTATTATGTATATAGATGGTTTTCCATCATATATGGTAAAAGCTGTAGGGGCCGTGTCATTAACGCAAGGTAGTGTAGCACTTAACCACATCAACGTCCAACGTTATGTTAAAGGTAAAACAGTGTGGAATACCGTAAGTTTCACATTATTTGATCCAATTACACCATCAGGAGCACAAGCCGTAATGGAATGGGTACGTTTACACCATGAATCAGTAACAGGTAGAGATGGATACAGTGATTTCTATAAAAAAGATCTTACATTTAATGTATTAGGTCCTGTAGGTGATGTAGTATCTGAATGGATTATAAAAGGAGCAATGATTACAGATGCTTCATTTGGAGATTATTCATGGGAAGATGCTGACGCAGCACAGGAATTAACTTTCACTGTACAACCAGATTATTGTGTATTAAATTTCTAAAAAACAAAACAAATATTTTTAAGAATAGCTTGGCTTTGGTCAAGCTTTTTTTTATATTAATATGTATCAACGATAAAAACGTTTTAATTAAATAAAGATTATGAGTGAATTTAAATTCCCAACTGAAGAAGTAGACTTACCCTCTGAAGGATTATTGTATCCTAAAGACAACCCACTATCAAGTGGTAAAGTAGAAATTAAATATATGACCGCTAAGGAAGAAGATATTTTAACTAATCAATCCTATATTCAAAAAGGAACAGTTTTAGACAAAGTACTTGAATCTGTTATTATAGATAAATCTATAAAATTAAAAGATTTACTTATAGGTGATAAAAATGCTATACTAATTGCAACTCGTATTTTAGGATATGGTAAAAAATATCATATTACATATGAAGGAGAAACACTAGATATAGATTTAACTGAATTAGATAACAAACCATTTGATTCTTCAACATTAATTGAAGGAAAAAATGAACTTGCTTATACTCTACCCCATAGTGGTACTAAAATTACTTATAAATTATTAAATGGTCATGATAATGCTAAAATAGAAGCTGAATTAAAAGGATTAAAGAAAATTCAAAAGGACAATGTACCTGAATTAACAACTAGATTAAAACACATAATAATTTCTGTTAATGGAGATGAAGATTCTAAATCTATTAGAGAATTTGTTGATGGGTATATGTTAGCTAGAGATTCTAGATCTTTTAGAGAACATTTAAAAAATACTCAACCAGATGTTGATATGAACGTCACTTTAGACAATGGAAGGGAGGTAGAAGTCCCTCTGGGATTAAACTTTTTTTGGCCTGACGCTTAATAATGCACCCGCAATTAGATTAAATCTATTTAATCATTTACATCAAATAATTTACCATGGTAATGGTGGTTATGATTTTAATACTGTATATAATATTCCTATATGGTTAAGAAAATACATTTTTTCAGAAATTAGAAATTTTAATAAAAAATCATCTGCTCCACCACAAGAAAAAGGAAAAGAAACTTTAATAGGAAAAGATGGTAAGATTAATACCCCAGCTTTTACCCAAGCATCTAAACCATATAAAGGAAAAAGCAGCTATAAATAGTTGCTTTTTTTAATATTTATAACAAAATCACCCTTTTAATATGGATTCTAAAGAAATTAAGAAACAAACCGAAGAAACTAAAGCCTTAGGAAATGCTCAGGAGGAAAATCTTAGGATTACTAGGGATATTAATAATGAAATCCGTGAGGGGTTAAAATTAATAACTAAAGAAGCGGATTTAAAAAATTCCGTTAGGAAATCTTTAACTGCTTTAAATAAACAAGCAGAATTCCAAGTAGATATAGCTAAAACTACCAATAAAGCTTTAACTGATACTAATAGTATCGTAAAAAAACAACAAGACTATACAAAAGGTTTACTTAATCTTAGAAGAGAAAACAGCCAGTTAGGTAAAGCCATTAAAATTCAAGAAAATGATTTAGCAGCTACTAAAGCTACTATGTCTAAAAAAGAAATTGCTGATGCACAAAAACAAATTGCTCTTTCTAGAGACTTACAACAGGGAATAGCTACACAAGTAGAAAATCAACAAGAAGGAGTTAAAATACTTGACTCCCAAGTTGCAGCTTCACAACAACTTGCAGATTTAGGTTCAGTAAAATTATTTAGCTCATTAGCTGCTGTAGCAAAAGCAATTCCTGGAGTTGGACAATTAACTGGTGGGTTTGAAGAAGCAGCAAAAGCATCTAAAGAAGCGGCCGCTAGTATGGTTTCAATAGGTAAAGATGGCACAGCATCAGCTTTATCTGGATTAGATAAAGTTAAAGCAGGGTTTAAGGGGTTAAGTGCTGGAGTTGGAAAACTAATGGATTCTTTTGGTCCCCTAGCAATTTTAACAAAAGTATTTAGTGGGATGATGAAAGCAGATGAATCTGCTGGTAAAATTGCTAAAGGATTAAATATAAGTGTAGGTGAAGCAAATAAACTCTCTGGAGAAATGTTAAAAACCTCTCAAGCATCTGATAGTCTTGGTGTTACTTATGAAGGTCAAAAACATGCCTTAATGGCTATTAATGCTGAAATGGGTACTTCAACTGCTATAAGTGCTAAAACATTAGCTACTTTTTCCCAAATGGAAAAATTAGCAGGAATGACCCAAGAAGAAATGATGGGTATAGGTAAACTATCTTTTGCTACTGGTAAGGATATGAAAAAAATGACTGGGGAATTTCTAGCCCAGGCTAAATCTGCATCTTTAAAACATGGAGTATTATTAAATGAAAAGAAGTTAATGGCTTCTATATCAAAGGTATCAGCAGCTACAACTTTATCATTAGGTAAAAATCCAAAGGCAATTGCAAAAGCTGTTGCTACCGCGAAAGCTTTAGGTATGGAAATGTCTAATGTAGAAAGTATAGCTGATAGTTTACTTGATTTTGAATCTTCTATTGAAAAAGAAATGGAAGCTGAATTATTACTTGGTAAAAATCTTAATTTAGAAAAAGCAAGAACTGCTGCTTTAAATAATGATATGGCTACGGTTGCAGAAGAAATAGCAAAAGAAGCAGGATCAGCTGCTGAATTTGCCGAAATGAATAGAATCCAACAACAAGCTTTAGCTGCTGCTGTTGGTATGTCTAGAGAAGACTTAGCGCAAACCCTATTTACCCAAGAACAATTACAAGGATTAACAGGAGAACAAGCTAAAGAAGAACAGAAAAAATTAGACATTGCTATTGAAAAACATGGTTTAGATGCTGCTATGCAAGCCCAAGAAGCAGGTACATTAGAAAATTTATTTAATCAAGCTTCGGAACAAGAAAAAATGGCTTTAGCTTCTGAAAAAATGAATGAAACTTTTATGGAAATGGGAAAACTTCTTATGCCTATCCTACAGACCATGACTGATTTAACTACTTTCGCTCAGAAAAATTTAGGGTTGATTGTAGCTATGGTAGGGGCTTACAAAGGCTACCAAGTATACCAGAAAATATCCATGATGATGGAGAAAAGGAATGCGGCTCTGAAAGCAGCATCAGCAGCAAAAGATGTAGGTGGTTTAGCTATTACTGCAGCAAAATCCGCAGCTATGACTCCAGTTATAGGACCAGTATTAGCAGCAGTAGCAGGTGCTGCGGCCCTTGCATTAGGATATAAATATTTAAAAGCAGGTGATGTAAATTCTCCAGCTGATGGTAAAACACAAATTTCTACTAAAGAAGGAGGATTATTTGAACTTTCTAATAATGATGATATTGTAGCAGCCCCAGGAGCATCAGAAGCTTTAGCTAATGCACAAAGTGGTGGGGGTATGAGTACTACATCAATGAAAAGGTTAGAAGAATTACAAGCGCAAACGAATTCTTTATTAAGTAGAATAGCTTCTACACAAGGTACGGTTACTATGGATGCAGAAAAAATGGGTACGGCAGTATCAATGAATACCTATGAAATTTCCCCTTAGTATTAATATTTATAATAAAATTAATAACTTTAAAATTTAAAAATTATGTCAATTATTTCAAAATTCACAGAAGAGGGATCTATTTTTGATGGAGACCTAAATGGTAGTTTACCAACTGGACCTTTAACTGATGGGACTACACTTCCTATTAACACTACATTTAAAAATGGTCAATATTTAAACAATTTACCTAATGGAATAGACCCAAATTTAGCACAAGATATCACAGGTAACTAATCTATTTTAAATGTCTCTAGTAAATTTAACAACAAATCTTAAGTCTTTAAGATATGGAAGAGATAGGCAAGGAGGAGGAGATAGTGGGCAACCATATATAACCACTCCTATTCCTGAATCTATAGGTGTAGACAAATTTGGGCTAAATAACACAGGTTATTCAGACTTTTTGTTAAGGGGAGGTACTTTGCTTGCTAAAAATACTGTAGATGATGTATCAAGACTTACAAAAATGTTTCTTGATCTGAAATCCCCTAATGGTATTTTCTTTACGGCTAAGCAACTTATGTTGTCTAGGTCTAATGTTAAAACTCAAGCTAGCCCAATTGCATTTAATAATGGTATTTATTTACCTACTTCTACTGTAGCACAAGCTGGTGTTAATGCATTAGGAATACATTTAAACAAACAAGGAATAGACCCAACTGGTCTAATTGCCAAGGGAGGAATTTTAGTTCAACCCCAATATGAAAATGTTTCTTTTATAACAGGTGGACAAGGAAAAGGAATCTTAAGAGATGAAAATAGTAAAGTAATTTCATTAAGTACAAATAGGTTAGTGGATTTAACAAAAAAGAAAATCCATACCGAAAGTAATAACCCAACACTTCTTTTACAATATGATGGAGGCCCTGGATCTATATTAGGTACAGTTGGAAAAACTAGAATAGATAGATCAACCAACACCAGAGATGCCGAAAATTCAATAGGGACTACTGGGGATTTTAAATATTACAATGTAGCTACAATGACTTATAAGCAAATCTCCGATATGGGAGGAAGTGCTTATTCAAGGATGAACGCTAGAATTGGTCCATCTTTTACTACTTTTTTAAAACCTCCCAAACCTAATGAAAGTAATTTACCTAAAACCCTAAGTTACACAGCCTATAATATTGAAAAAAGAGTTAATTTAGGTGACCCGGGTCAAATAGGTAATAAATCAAGTTATGTAATAGGTAAACGAAATCCTGTAGATAACTCATTAATAGGCCCTACAGATAAAATTAATGCCTTACCTATATATCAATCTGATAATGTTGTAGAAGATAATATAAAAAATGATTTAGTAAAATTTAGAATAGGTGTAATTGATAATGATGTCCCAACTCAAAAAACATATATTCATTTTAGAGCATTTATTAGTGGAATGAGTGACCAATATTCATCTAAATGGTCAGGAACACAATTTGTAGGTAGAGGAGAAGAACTTTATAGATATGGTGGGTTTTCCAGATCAATTTCATTATCTTGGACTATGGCGGCACAATCTAAAGACGAATTAATACCAATGTATCAAAAATTAAATTATTTAGCATCAACTATGGCTCCTGACTACTCAGAAAAAGGGTATATGAGAGGTAATTTAGTTAGTTTAACTATAGGAGGTTGGTTATATGAACAAATAGGATTTATAGAAGGTATTTCATATGAGGTACCAGATGATAGTCCATGGGAAATAGCCATAGGTGATAAAACAAATACCTCAGGTTCATTTAATGATAGCTCTGTAAAAGAAATGCCACATAGAATAGAGGTTACAGGGTTTAAATTTACCCCTATACAAAGTTTTGTACCTTCAATACAAAAGAATTCTTATGGTAAATCAATCTACAAAACTTCTGCAGGAGAAGTAACAGAGAATTTTGTACAACAGTATGGAAAAGAAAGATATATTATGTTATCTAATGGAGGAAGTACAGCGGCATCTGGTTCACTTCCAGCAATTTTAAATGATAATTATGGTAATGCTGATGGAACCATAACAGGGGGAAATAATTACCTCCCTAAAGCCCCACTACCACCTAATAATAATGGTTTTACTCAAGAGCAAAAAGATGCTTTACAAAACCTCTTTAATGCCCCTACACCTTTTTAAAGGTAGTTAATTAGTGTTTTTAATATAAAATATAATAAAAATGGATAGATATAGAGAATTAACAGGTAATAGATCATCCGGTATTGTTCCAAGATACCCTAATATTCCCCTAAGTTTTGAAGATAATTATTTTATAACTACTGAAGGGGATAGAATGGATATACTAGCTCAACAATTTTACAAAGACTCAACTCTATGGTGGGTTATATCAATTGCAAATCCCTCAATAAACCAAGGTTCATATTTTATTAAACCTGGAACACAAATTAGAATTCCTCAAAATATAGATATAATAATTCAAAACTATAAAGCTCTTAATTCATAAAATATGACAGGTAGTGTAATTGGAGAAAATACCGCAGAATTTGTAAGCAATCAAGTAAGGGTTCGCCAGGAAACTTATGGGAAGGGGCTAATAAATACCGTACGTACCCCCCAGGATATACAATTTATGAATAATAGAAATGCCTGGATTAAAATGGCATCTTCTGTTTCCATATTAGATGAAAATTTAAGAACTCCTGCAAATACAGGAAACCCGTCAAATTTTAAAGGTGAAGGTTTAGCTACAAAAGCAATATTGTTTAATGGTTTATCAGAACTTCAAGCAAAATTACAAATGAGAGCTGGAGTAAATGCTGGTGCTAATGCAATATTACCATCTACTTCCTATTTTAATAATTCAGCTTATGGTTTAGGAGGAAATGACTTTGGTATTTTACCTATGCCAGGTATAAATTCTATATCTATTGATAGTAAAAATAGAGGATCAATAAAAACCGCTACGATTCAAATTACTGCGTTTAATAGATATCAATTTGAGATAATTGAAACATTATATTGTAGATTAGGTTTTTCTATGATATTAGAATGGGGATGGGATAAATATATAGATAATGATGGGGTTTATCAAACAGTAGGATCTACAGTAGTAGAAGATAACTTTTTTCAATCTACAAATCAAGATGATATAGTTAAGGCTATAAATGAAAAAACACTAGACTATTCTGGTAACACGGGTGGTCTTTTTGGAAAAGTTGTTAATTTTAATTGGAAATATGATGCCGATGGTTCTTATAAAATAACAGTTAAAATGACAGGATTAGGGGATGTTATTGAATCTATGAAAATTAACCAATCCCCATCAAAGGCACTAAAAGAAACTTTAAAAAATATGTCTCACGAAAGACTTGTATTATTAAAGGAAGCAAAATCTACTATTGATGCAAATAAAACTGTAACCAAATTAGGTACTATTTTATATAGAGTATTAAACAAAGAATCAGTTTGGAGTGGTGGTGGTAATGGAGATTATTTTAATTTATTCCAAGCATTACAAAATTCTTCATATAATAGTTTTCTCGGAGGTAATACTACTTCAGGAATAAAAATTGAATACAATTATTTTATTAGGTTTGGAGAATTATTAAATTTAATAGAAACACATATAACACCTGATATTAATAATAATAATAAAATAAAATTTACTGAATTTGATAAACAAACAAATAAAGTAGTATGTAGCATTCAACCTAATTTAATTTCTTTTGATCCTGCTGTGTGTATGGTTAAAATGGATGATGGTACAAATCTTAACCGAAATGATATAAATGGAATAAACATCCCAGATTATACAAAATCCATGAAAGAATTTACGGTAATAGAGGGAAATAGTAGTGGTACACCTCCAACAGGTCCTACCCATGATATAGTCCTTGATAGTATTATCTATAACCCACAAACAGTTGAAAGTTTTTCAGCATATGACCCTAGTAATAATTCATATGAATATCCCTCAGGAACCACTCAAATAATACCTTCCGATTTCACATTTAAGTCACAAACTGCACGTAATCCTACCGGAAATGCAATTTCCTCTAGTGATATGATATATGGTAAAATATTAAACATATATCTAAATTATGATATGATATTTGCTACTCTTAGTAAAAATGTTGATAAAAAAGGAAATTTAACTTTTTTTAAGTTTTTACAAAGTATGTGTGATAATATTAATTCTGCTTTTGCTAATGTTATAGATATAGAACCTATAATTAAAGATGATAAAGTTATAACTTTTATGGATACAAAACCTATAGAGGGGCTTAGTAGTAATATGAGTAAACTTGTAACAAAAAACCCCACAGAAACTGCACATTTTGAAGTTGTTGGTTTTGATCTTGGGACCTCACAAACCCAACCACAAGGTACTTTTCTAAAAAATATTTCTTTTAATACTAAATTTTCACCTAAATTAGCTAGCCAACTATCTATTGGAGCTACAGCTAATGGTGTTGCCCTAGGACAGGATGCTACTGGTCTTTCTAAATGGAATAGTGGGTTAGTTGATAGATTTCAACAAACAATTGAGGACCCAGATATTGTTGCTACTAGTATAAACACCGGAGGTAATACCTCCACAGGCAACTCTGGTCAAACTAGTGTAGGAAATAGATATGCCGGTAATAGCGCATTTTTGCAATCTTTACTAGTACCTGTGACGGGCACTCAACTTTCAAACCCAGCACTATTTCCAATGATGATAGATCTTGGTATTAAAATGTCAAAAACTGTAGTAATAAGAAGCGGCCTCCCCGTTTTAGTCCACCCAGCTGCTGATGTTGAAACTATTAAAATTTTTATTGATGATCAAGGTAAAATTATAGGAAGTAATTATGGAGGTGGTGATACTACAAATCCAGATGGTGGTAAAGATGGTTTCCTTCCAATCAAACAAGATACTGTAAATGTAATAAGAAAACAGACTTTAGAAGGAAAGGGTGTTAATGACACTACATTTATGAGAAATGTAGGAGCAAAAAATACTTTACTTGATGAAATAATACAGGATGGTTTTGACGCCCAAGAAGCATCTACTGCCAATGGGACCAATCCAGTAGGATGGAAAGCAACAAACTTTGTAACAACTGTTTATATGTCTTATGATATACATGATACTGATGAGGGGAGAAATACATTTGAACAAGATTTCCTAAAAAGGATTAAAGATGGTGTTTCATATGGTGTACATATTAAGAAAGAAATAATAAAAGGTTTAGCATTAGGTTATGGACTACAAACCCCACCGGATTTAAGCTCTCCAAAATTTTCAAATTCTAATAATAGGGAGGTTATACGTAACAATGTATATTATCCAACATTTACACCACTCTTGAACTGGAGAGGTCAAGCCTCTACAAATAATTCAGCAACAGGTGCCCAAAGACGGAGTGCCAGAGCATTAGCAGGGGCAAATTATTCTGCTTATCTTGCTCAAATGTTTGGGGGTACACCTAATGTACCTCTTGCTACACAACAAGCTCTTAATATTCAAGTTTCACCTATTTCTAAAACTAATGCTGAATACACTTTTAGAAAAGCTGAATCTTCATTTGCAAAAGCAGGAAAATCTGCTTATAAAATATATTTAGATGAAGCAAACAATAGAGCAGCGGCAAATAACCCAACAAAAGAACCATCTAACCAAATAGGCTTATTACCTATAGAATTTTCTATGGATATGGAAGGTATTGCTGGATTTAGAATTTATAATAAAATTGACATTAATCAAAGATTTTTACCTTCTAATTACGCTAATTCTTTACAATTTTTAATAAAAGGAATAAATCATAAAATAGATGGAAGTGGGTGGACTACTAACTTACAAACATTATCAACTTCTAACCTAAATGCAAAACCAAATACAGGAAATACAACACCAGTAACATCAGTTAGAAGTACTAATAATACAAGCCAGGCAGTTCAGGCTTTACTATCAGCTAATCCAGCACCTCAAATAACAGCTTACAGCGGAGACCCAAGATTACAACCTATTAAAGATATGATAGCCTTACATGAAAGTAGAAATAAATATGATATAGCAAATCAAGGAAGCAGAGGGGGTTATAGTTTAACAAAGGCAACAATCCCAGATAATACAGTAGTTGTAGGGAAAACAATAGTGGAATTATTAGATCAAAGATCAACTACTTTTTCCAGTTGTTTAGTACCTATATGTACTTTTGCTATGGGAAGGTACCAAATAATCCCCAATACTTTAAAATCCCTACTTCGTAGCACAACAGGGGTTTCAACAACTGACATATTTAGCCCTGCAAACCAAGAAAAACTTTGTGATACTCTTTTATTTAATAGTAGACCAAATATTGGAAAATATATAGATGGGACGGTTCCAGGAACTAAACAAGAATTATCTAAGGCGGTTCAATCCCTAGCACAAGAATGGGCAAGTATGCCGGCTACAATCAAAGATAATTCAGGTAATACAAATGTAGGTAATGTTACTACAGGAGCTGGTAACACTGGATATTATCAAGGAACTGTAAATAGATCTACAACATCTGAAACTGTAGGGGATATTGTAAAAGCATTAGTTGCAACAAGAAGATTATATTTAGCTGGTCAATCTAATCAAGAACCATCATTTGTACCTTCATATGTATAATATATAATGTACTATCCAAAATCACAAATATCGACCAATTTATATACTCCTGGGAATGAACTAGAAAATGCATTCACAGGAGAAAATTATATAGGATATTACTTTAAAACATCTAATGGGAGTTATCAAAGTGGAAAAACCCCACAATCCCCAGGATCTACAGAATTAATATTACAAAAAACTCCAAAGGGTTATGAATCCCCTAACCTTATTAAGGATAATCAATTATTAGCCCAATCTCAAAATTCAACTTTAAACACAAGTATAGAAACTAAACCTGAATATATATATGGCCCCTATTTTGAAATAAGTAGTATAGATTATTTTTCTTTAAATATTACCGCACCCGTAAATAGTGTAATTTACCCAACAGAAAAAGATTACAATAATAATAGATTTCAAAGGTATTTTTTAAAAAAAATTAATAACCCTATATTTAAAGAAGTAAACAAACAAACATATGAATTATATGCTAAAAAAGATCAAACAGTACAATATGATTTGTATTACCCTTTTAAATTTTTATGGACTATAGCAGGAAAAAGTAAAAATGAGGTAGCAAATATTAATTATAGTATTTTAAAATTAACTGAAAAAAGAACTAAAATATCTGGTTTATTAACTTATTTTAAAAATAAACTAACAGAATATTATAAAATAGTAGGAATACAAGAAAATTTAGAAACTGATGGAACTGAATATTTAATTTCTTCTACTAATCTTCCTTATAAAGGAAAATATCACATCCATCCTACCAAGGGAGCAATGGTAGGAGCAACTCATACTCCTAAATCCCACTATTCCCTAGATTTTATTAAATCTAATATAACAGGATCAAATATAACAGGATCAAATATAACAGAATCTATAAATACCCCATCTCCAACAACAATTAGAGGATCATTTGGAGGGTATTAATTAATTTCTTATATTGACCAAAAATGGTTATATGTATTGGCTTGTAGAAAACGAGGAACAGTTAAATGTTTTAATAAATAGTGGTTATAAAAAAGCGTTCATTGAGGTAATACCTTACAATGATACTATACACCCCGTACTAAATCACATAAGTTTAGTGTATATTAGACCGATTGAAGCGAGTAAAGGCTTTATGGTATGTGTTACGCATAGTGAGTCATTAAATGCTTTAAACACGCGTGTAAACAAACTAATAGATAAATTTGAAACATTATATTGTCGTGATAAAAAGGAAATATTACATTATTTTCCAAACAAAACTCTTTATGACATTAATCAACCACCTACTACGTATATACGACCTACAACATCAACACACGATTTATATTACCGTAAACACAAGGATAACCATGAGTTAAACCTAATTATACCCATTGTTAAACACTATGAGTTGTGTGAAAACATTTTTGAAGATCTAAAAACGAATATTAACATAAAAAAAACAAAATATGATGAATTCTTTAACAGTAGAGTATCCGTGGTATTCAACGCAATCGAAAGAAGTGGCATACGTATACACAATGAAACCTTCAGTGAATACTTCCACGAGGTTGACGGTGAATACATCAACACTCAGTTCAACTTAAAAACAACAACAACAAGACCATCAAATAAATTTAAAAATGTAAATTATGCAGCACTTAATAAAGAAAATGGATGTAGAAAAAGTTTTATACCACGTAATAACAAATTTGTGGAAATTGACATCAGTGCTTATCATCCTAGTTTGGCTGCTCGTCTCGTTGATTATACTTTTCCCACTAGCGATATTCACTCTCATTTTGCATCTTTATATGGGGTGGATTATAAAAAATCAAAAGAACTTACCTTCAAACAACTTTATGGAGGGGTATTTAAAAATTATAAGCACCTGGAATTCTTTAAAAGGATTGAAAAATATATTATAAAATCCTGGGATAAGTTTAATAATGAAGGGTATATAGAATGTCCAATATCAAATTTTGTATATACAAAGGAAAATTTGGGGGAAATGAACCCTCAAAAGTTATTTAATTATGTACTACAAAATATGGAAACTTCACAAAATGTTTTGGTTTTATGGGATATGTTTCGTATATTACGGGGATGTAAGACAAAACTAGTTTTATATACTTATGATTCATTTTTATTTGACTGGGATGAGGAAGAGACAGAATTACTGGATGAAATTAGAGATATTTTCACGAAATA